TCCATCTTCTGCATTCAATTGCATTACCGCGTGAGCGGTAGTCGCAGAACCTGAGAAGAAATCAAGGATTAGAGAGTCTTTATCTAAATAGGTAGATGCATTAACTATAGCCTTAATATAATTAATCGGCTTAGAATAGTCAAATATCCTTTTCCATTGTAACAACCTTTCAAGTTCTTCGTAGGCGTCTTCATTAGTCCCTTTAATTTCAACTCCATTTATAACACACTTTGAATTCAACTTATCCAGCTCTATGACATTCTCACCTGCCACATCTATAAGGTAATATGCTATAGATATAGTTACAGTGGATGTCATCTGATCGTTAATCTTCACACTTCCCGGAGAGAAGTTCTTTACAAAGCCTCTGACCATAACTCTCATAGAGCTCTTACCTATGCCGGCATTCTCATTATTCAGAGTCTGATATCCTCCTCTCAGTGTAACATCTACAGTTTCGCCCACTTTGAATATCTTGAAGATATCCGCAGTAAGTCCTCTGAATGGTATCTCCATGTCCATATTTTCGTATGCACCTACAACCGGAACATCTATAGTTCCTGCTATGCCTGCTCCACTTACAGACGAAGTTATAGCATTCATATCAGGTAGTTTTACTTCATCTGTTACACCGATCAATCTATCTGAACCTACATACACATTAAAATTATTTATTACTGTTGGAAAACTCATTAGTTATTACCTCCCAATGCATTTACAATCATATTAGGATCAAACGAAATCTCATTTTCTATATACTCAGTCGGAATAAATGGAGCTATTTTCTCCTTGAATTTAATCCTTCCTGCAAGTATAGATTCTCTCGGATTGTCATCAATGCTGAATTCCATTTTTATTCCTGCAAAGTCTCCCCTTGCTACAATGCTGTTACCAAACATATTCTCAGCATCAAGAAATGCTTCGATTATCTTATAGCTTGTAGGATCATCAACCGCATCAATAAATCTTGTTATAAATCCGTTTGCATACCAGTTAAAAGACCTTCTTATTGCAATCCACCTGTTCTTAGGATCGATATCATCCGGATAGGCCATAGTATTATTACCCCAAGTACGTAACCCTACTTGATTTATAATCGTTACTACACCTACTGCATTCAAAGTATTACCCTGTTCTTCATCAATAAGCACCTCACTTCCGTCTGCAAGACAAGCACTCTCAACATTCAAAGGTTTATTCGACGGATACTTACTTGGAATATTGTCGTTTTTAGTCT